TGTAAAAGGAGTGATTCATGTTGGTGCTCATTATGGTAGAGAAATAGATTCTTATATTCAACTTGGAATTAAAAATATTGTTTTATTTGAACCTCTTAGTGAAAACTTTAATATATTAATCCAAAAAGTTAATTCTTTAAATTTAAACGATTTAAATGTAGAAGTTCATAAAGTAGCACTGGGAAATATAAACGGAACAGTCGATATTAATTTAAGTATCAGTAATGAATTGCAAAGTAGTTCAATTTTAAGTCCAAAGTTGCATTTAGAGCAACATCCTTGGTGCGTATTTTCTGGAACTGAAAATGTTAAAGTTAATAAATTAGATTTATATGACTATAAAAAATTTAATTTATTAAATATGGATGTTCAAGGATATGAACTTGAAGTTTTAAAGGGTGCAAAAAATACTTTGAATTACATTGATTATGTTTATACTGAAGTAAATAGTGCAGAAGTTTATGAAGATAATGCTTTAATTGAAGATCTTGATAGTTTTCTTTTAAAATATAATTTTATTAGAGTTGAAACTTCTTGGTGGCCCGACACTAATTGGGGAGACGCATTTTATATTAAAAACAAAGGAGTATTATGAAAAATAAATTTTCTTCTTCTAAACAAATGATAACATATAGGTCATTGGGTGAAATGGGAAGATTAGGAAATCAAATGTTTGAATATGCTTCTACTAGAGGAATTGCTAATAATAGAAATTTTGATTGTGGATTTCCTTTACCAAATGATGATATTATACTTTATAAATGTTTTAAAAATACTTTAAAACATTCGAAACAATTACCACATTATGATGTAGTTTATGCGCAAGGATTTCACTTTGATGAAATTTTATTTAATGAATGTGTTGGAGATAGAGACTTACTTCATTTTTTTCAATCTGAAAAATACTTTAAGCATATTAGAGATGAAATAAAGAGTGATTTTACTTTTGATGATTTTATTTTTAATTCATGTAAAACTTACATTGAAGAAATGTATGGAGACACTGAGGTTATTTCTTTACATGTTCGCAGATCAGATTATTTAACTGACGAAACTCTTTATCCAGTATCTCTTGATTATTATAAAGAAGCAATTAACTTATTAGATCCTAATATACCAATTTTAGTTATCTCAGATGATATTGACTGGTGTGAACAACAAGATATTTTCTCACCTAAAAGATTTAATTTTATAAAGTCTAAAAATCATTTTGTCGATCTTTGTATTATGACATTGTGTAATTATCATATCATTGCAAACTCATCGTTTTCTTGGTGGGGTGCTTGGTTAGCAGAAAGTAAACAAGTTATAGCACCTAAAAGATGGTTTAGATGGAATAATAATACTTGGATAACTGATGATTTATATTGCCCCGAATGGATTGTACTATGAATGTTTCTATTATTTGTTCATGTAAAAATAGATATGAACCTTTAAAAATTTCTTTATCTTCCTGGTTATTATTTGATGAAGTAAAAGAAATTGTAATTGTTGATTGGAATTCTGATAAACCATTGAATCATTTAACAAAAATTGATTCTAGAATTAAAATTATAAAAGTATTAGATGAAGAATTCTTCAATCAACCACAACCTTTAAATCTTGCATCAAAATTTTGTACTCAAGAATACTTATTAAAATTAGATACTGATTATATTTTAAATCCTTACTTCAGATTTTTTAATAATTATCCTCCAGAAGAAAATGTATTTGTTCAAGGTCCTGTTGGAATTGAAAATAAAACTCAGGCGGATGATCCATATTTTAAATATCTTAGAGGACTTTTGTTTTTAAAGAGGGAATATTTTAATGAAGTTGGTGGGTATAATGAGGACATGAATAAGTTCTACGCTTATGAAGATGATGAGATTTGTACTAGACTGCAATTATTGGGACTTGAACTTAAGTCATTGCGATATGATCATTCAGTAATACATATTCCGCATTCTGATAAAAAAAGATTTGAAAATTTTGAAGGAGACAAAGAATATGAAGATCAGATATGGAATCAATTATCTCAAACATATCAAGGAGATGAATTGAAATGGCAATTTGAATATGTAATATCTCAATATCATATTCAAAAAAATAAAATGCATTTTGAAAACCCGGATAACTATTATATAGAATCCGAAATTAATTGGAATATTATTCAATTGGATGATCAAAATTATTTTGCGAAAAAATTATGAGTAAATTAAGTCAATTTCCAACTGTTTATTATGTTTCACTTGAGGAAAGTGTAGATAGACAGGAAAATATTAAAAATCAATTTCTACAATATGGGATTGAACCAAAAGCAATTATTTCAAAAAGATTTTTTGAAAGTGATGATATAGTAACAGGAAAAAATGCATATTCAATGGATCCCGGAACAATTGGATGTGCAGTCTCTCATTTAAAAGCAATAAAAGAATGGTATAATACTACTGATGATCAGTATGCTTTTTTTTGTGAGGATGATTTAAGTTTAGAAACAGTACAGTATTGGAATTTTAATTGGGAAGAATTTATAGAATCTATACCCGAAGATGCAGATTGTGTACAACTTGTAAGACTTAAAGAGGGTGGAGATTTTAGAGAATATAATTTCCGTAGAAGAGAATATAATGATTGGTCAGTAACAGCATATATTATTACAAGAGATTATGCTAAAAAAATAATAGACAAATACTGTATTGGTGAAACTTATCATTTAGAGATAAGAGAGCAAGATGTAATGCCTCTTATTGAATATATTATTTTTGATAATTATGAAGGCACAATTTATAGTTTCCCTCTCTTTGTTGAAGATTGTAATTTAGATTCCACATTCGTTAAATCAAAGGATCATGATAAAAGTCTTCATCAAGATACTCATTTCAAATCTTATCAATCTGTAGTTAATTGGTGGAAAAATAATGCCACTCAAAAAACAATAGAAGAATTATTTTCAAATAAAAATATCGATAGAACTATGAAAAAGATTGTAGATTATACTACATTTTATGGTCCAACATGTAAAGAAATGTTGGAACTTAGGATTAATGTTTTAAATGATTATGTTGATGAATTTATTATTTGCGAATCAAATAAAAGTCAAAGTGGGATTCCCATAGAATATGAATTAAATAAAACTATTGAAGAATTAAATTTACCTAAAGATAAAATTAGAATCATTGAATTAAATATTCCTGAAGATGATCTTTTACCTGTTCAAGAAATTGATAGAATAAATTGTTATGATGGAAATGATAGTAATAAAAATTCAGTTCTTGCTAGGACAAGAGAGAGGATGCAAAAAGATGCTCTCCTTCAAGTTTTAGATGATTATGACGATGATACTGTTTTTATCCATAGTGATATTGATGAAATAATTAAACCAAAATGTATTGATTATATTTCAAATATAGTTAAAAATAATTTACATATCGTTATCAGAATTCCTTTAATTCATTTAGAGGGAAGAGCAGATCTAAGAGTTTATAATAAAGATTCAAATAGTCCTAAAGAGTGGACTGGGATGTTTATGGCAACTAAACATCATTTAAAAAATGCTAGTCCCACTCAAATAAGATCCAATGTTTTTAATCCATACCCTATTAATTTTGTTACTGAAAATGGAGTTAGAAGTGAAGATCTTGGATGGCACTTTTCTTGGATGGGTGGAAAAGAACATTTAAAAATTAAATCAAAATCTTTTACTCATTATGATGATAAGTTTTCATATCTCACAACTGAAAAATATAAAACTGCATCTGAGGAAGGATATTATAGTTCTTTATCTTTAGTTGAAGGATCTACTCCTCCTTCTGGTGATAAGAATATGATTCTTAAAAAATATAATACTGATGAGTTACCTAGAGAAATTTTTCTTCTTCCTAAAGTTAGAGAATTTTTATTACCGATCGATTTAGATGAGGAAAAAAATTATGTGCAGGATGATTTAGATCAATTATTAAATGAGTATAGTATTGATACTGAAAACGCTGAGAAGAATTTTAATTTAGCACTATGGTATGAAAGAAAAGGTCACACTGCCCCTGCATTATCTTTCTTTCTTAGATGTGCAGAAAGGGCGGAAGATAAATTGCTTGCATATGAGGCACTTATCTGGGGACATTATTGTTATGAAAAGCAAGGAACGAGAGACACTACAGCAAGAACACTTCTTCAACATGCGCTGTCTGTTCTTCCAAAAAGACCTGAAGCATACTTTTTGTTGAGTAGATTTAATAGAAAACGTCATTGGTGGCAAGATTCTTATTTGTATGCAACACAAGCACTTGAGTTTTGTGAATTTGAAAATCTAAAACCGTTAAGAACTGATGTTGATTATCCAGGTAGGTATGGTATAATTTGCGAAAAAGCAATCTCTTCTTGGTGGTGGGACAAAGCAAATGAATCTAGATCTCTTTTTGCAGAACTTAAAAATAACTATTTTATGAATGAGGAGTATACAACTTTAGTTGATGAATACATTGGAAAAACAAAAGCAGAGCATTTAATAAATGCTTCTCCAAAAATAAATAAAGAACCAATTCCTTTACTGGGAATACCAATTGTAAATGGAGTAAATTGGTTAGAAAGACTTCTCAATAGTATTGATTATCCTGTGAATGAAGTTTTAATTATTAATAATAATGGAAGAGAGGAAATTACTGAAGAATTAAATGAATTAACTAAAAGAACGTTTGAGTTTATAAAAAGAATAAAAGTTTTGCACATGCCATCTAATCTTGGAGTTGCTTCTTCATGGAACTTAATTATTAAATCATATATAAATTTACCCTATTGGATAATTTCAAATCATGATATTAGTTTTACTCCAGGATGTTTAGATGAATTAATTAAATTATCTAAAGATGATGAAATAGGATTTGTTGGTGATGGATCTTTATTCTTAATTAAAGATAGTACAATTCAAAGATGTGGTTTGTTTGATGAGAATTTCTATCCAGCATATTTGGAAGATTTTGATTATCGTATGAGAATGCAAAATGAAGGAATAAAATATACTTCATTAACAACAAAATTTTATCATGGAGAAACTATGAATTATAGTGAAAGTGGTTCTCAAACCTGGAGAAATGATTTATCTTTGAAATCTAAAATCGATTTCAGTAGAGAATCAAATGAGTATTATATGAGAGAAAAATGGGGTGATGATTGGGTTGGTCCTGAGTGGAGTTATTATAATCCCTCAAAAAATCCATTTAATGATGAAAAATTACCCAATTCATATACAACGTTCGATTTAAAATTTTTACGTAGAAAAAATTTAGGATTTTAAAAAAATGAAATTTACAGTTTATTCAAAAGATGGTTGTCCTTATTGCGAAAAAATTAAAAGTGTGCTAGAGTTATCAAAACAACAATTTGTTGTTTATAATCTTGATGAGCATTTTACCAGAGAAGAATTTTATGCTGAATTTGGGCATGGATCTACTTTTCCGCAAGTAATTTGCGATGAATCTAAACTTGGTGGATGTGTAGACACAATTAAATTTTTACAAGAAAAGAAAGTTGTCTGAACAAAAGATAAATAGAAATAATCCCGGTAGAAATCGGGCATTAGAACTTATCTTGAGTGGAGGTAAAAGAAAGCAACCCAAAACATTTCATATTATTTTTGAAAAATTGGTTTGCTTTCTGAAAAGGGAAGTGACCATTCATATAGAATTTTCCTTGGATATAAAAAAACTATAATAGTTCCCACAGGAGATAAGCATGTTAGCTACAAGTTTAGTAATAGGTTCATTCTTAACTGTTTTATTTTTTATTGTAGGGATACTAGGAGGATGGGTAGCAAGAGAATACATGATGAATTATAGAGAAATTCCAAAGTTTCATCCAGAAATGTATGATGAAAATGGTAATATAATTCCAGACGAAGTAATTGCATTTAGATTTGAAAATAACTATGACTACGACGACGAAGACGAGTAAATCATCAGCAACTAAAAAGACAGTAACAAAAACTACAAATGTAGTTTCTGGAAATCTTCCAAATAATCCATTTGTCTTTGAAGTTCTTGATTTGGTTTCAAAACAAAGAACTAATTCTAAAAAAGTTGAACTTTTGAGGAAGTATGGAGACGATTCTTTAAAGGCAATTTTTATTTGGAACTTTGATGAATCGGTAAAATCTATGCTCCCAGAAGGAGCAGTTCCATATTCTGGATATAAAGATCAAACTGTTTATAGTGGATCCATCACTGATAAAATTAGTGAGGAAGTCCGTAAAATGCACGAAAGTGGATCTTTTTCTCTTGGAAATGCCTCTTCGGCAGATAAAGGACACACTACAATTCGAAGAGAATGGAAAAATTTCTATCACTTTTTAAAAGGTGGAAATGATTCTTTAAATAGTCTGCGAAGAGAAAGTATGTTCATTGCTATTCTTGAAGGATTACATCCATTGGAAGCAGAAATTCTTTGTTTAGTTAAAGATAAAAAACTTCAAGATAGATATAAAATTACAAAAGAAAATGTTATTGAAGCATATCCTGATATTGTTTGGGGTAATCGCGGATAATATGAATTATTAATTATTATGAATTCAAAAAGAAATACTACATCAAAATCGATGTCAACAGAAAAATCAAAGACATCTAATAAAGACATAAATTCTGAACTTTGGACTAATGGGGAAAGAGAAAAATTGAAGAGTCTTTATAGATGTGAAATTATACAAGAAAATTGTTCTCCATTAGATCTTAAAAATACTAATCTTCCTTATGACACTTATATCGTCACATATTTTATTGATGATAGAGTGTATTACGACTTAACTAGAGCCACTAAAAAGTCTGATATTTTTGATATGTATTGGGATAAGTTTAGGAAAGATTTAAAAGGAATTAGATTTGGTTATGGAAAAATCAATCCTAAACTTTGGGGATACAAATCACCTGAAAAGAAAAAAAGGAAATAATTTCAAAAATAGAGGAAAATTTTTCCGGCAAAATTTTCCCTCTATAGGTTTTTTCGATAAATAAAAATAAATGGAGAATTAGAATGCTCTCTTCTGAATATAGACTTAGAATGGAGTTTATTTGTAATAAAATCTCAAATAAAGAAGAAGTGCAAATCTCTGATATGATTTGGGCTCAAAAACTTGCAAAGGTAAATGGATCTGCAGAATCAATGTTGCGAAAAGCAAGAAGAAGAGCACAAAATCCATCTATGTCTGAGGGAAGTCTTGATGATTTTATGAACAATTTAGACATTGGTGATCCAGATCCTTCTAATCATAAAAGACGATTTCAAAGTGCTGATGATATTATCGACTTTTTTAGTCAAAATAAACCAGATGATTGGAGACAAAGAGACTAAAATTGTAACAAAAAATACAAACTTTATTGACTATATAATGAAGTAAGGTTATAATACCCTTATCGTTCATCTGAAAAATCAGACGGAAGTAAGCCGACGCGGAACGGACCGTTCATTCGCTATTCGCAAATAGCGAACGCAAACGCCGACTGAAGGAACGCTCTTTAACTTAAAAAACTAAGGAGAACCCTAATGTCTAAAGTAGTATATCGTGGTGTTGAATACGACACCCAAAAGCGTCTTGAGTATCAACAGCAAATGATGCAACAACCTCAACAGTATAACGAAGTCTATCGTGGCGTTAAGTATACTAAAGAGGGTCACAAATGAATACTTACTTCGTTCGTTATCTTAAGAAAAAGTATAAGAAAGAAAAACTACTTCATATTGCACAACTGAATATGGCAAAGCAACCTCAAGTTGCTTGATTTTCGGGGGGTTGATTCCCCCCTTTTTTTATGCTAAAATACTGGAGTGAGTTTTATGTTATGGACAAAGAAAAATTAAAACTTATAGTTCGAAATTTAGAATTATTAATTGATTCATTAAAGGCAGAAGTGTATTCTGATACTTCTGCACCAAAATACGCAGAATCACAAGTAAGGGAAAAATTTATTACCGATTATGATGAAATATTAGATGATAGCTCATATGGAATATAATAAAAAAACATTTGAGAAGCAACTTATTTCTGCAATTAGAACAGCAGAACGAAAAAAAACTGCTAGACTTAAAGAACTAATAAAACTTCTTGAACGTCTTCTTAAACAAGAATATCTTTTTTCAGAAGAAAAACTTCAAGAAATTAAATCAAACTTGCAAATTGCAAAAAAAGAATTTGCAGATATTGAAGTAAAAACATCAAAAGGATTTAAAAGTAAATGAAAAGATCAGTAAATTTTATTTCTGTTACTCCAGATGCTGAAAAGCATATTGCATATTGTGCTCGTGTTAGTAATCCAAAAAATCAAGAAAATGATAATTTTGAAGGATTGCTAAAATATTGCATTAAAAATCAACATTGGAGCATTTTTGAACATGCATTCCTTACTGTTGAAATTAATACTTCACTGGCAATTGCTACTCAAATACTTCGTCACAGGTCTTTCACGTATCAGCAATTTTCGCAACGTTATGCTGATAGTAAAGAATTGCAAGTTGAAATTCCTGTACCTGATCTTAGAAAGCAAGACCTTAAAAATCGCCAAAATTCTACAGATGATCTTGGAGATTATATAAAATTAACTTTACAAGAAAGAATTAGAGTTCATTTTGAAAATTCTCTTAATCTTTATAATCACTTACTTTCACAAGGAGTTGCGAAAGAATGTGCTAGATTTGTTCTTCCTCAAGCAACTATGACAAGACTTTATATGACCGGATCAGTTCGATCATGGATACATTATATTGATCTTAGATCTGAGAATGGAACTCAGAAAGAACATATGGATATTGCTGAAGCAGTTCGTTGCATCTTTATTTGCAAGTTTCCTACTATATCTTCAGCACTTGGATGGAATAAAAAAGATTGTCCAGAATGTCATGATGCTCCTTCCATAACAATAGAATAAATATCTTAGTGAATAATTGTTATCAAATGCCAACATATCGTTTTCAGAATACAGAAACTGGTGAAATCTTTGAGAAATGGATGTATATGGCGGAAAAAGATCCATATCTCAAAGAAAACCCTCACATTAAACCACTTATTCCTACACAAATGAATGTGGGTGAAGTTGGTGATTGGAAAAATAAATTAGTTCAAAAAAATCCTGGATGGAACGATGTTCTAGAACAGGCAAGTAAAGCTCCCGGTTCAACTGTTAAAAAAATCTAGTATGACAAGAAAAAGAAGGACGAATGACCAACCAATTGGAGTTGGTTTAACAACACGTCAGATGAAGCGCAGAAAACCTTTAGGATCAGATTACTTAATTGATATTGATCCATTGACAGAAAACCAAAAAAAACTTTTTAATTCTTATGCTTCACAAAAACATTTAGTTGCTTATGGTTGTGCTGGAACTGGAAAAACATTTATAACTTTATATAATGCATTGAAAGAAGTTTTAAATGAAAAAACTCCCTACGAAAAAGTATATATTGTTCGTTCTCTTGTAGCAACACGTGAAATCGGATTTCTTCCAGGATCTTATGAAGATAAATCTGACATTTACCAAATTCCTTACAAGAACATGGTAAAGTATATGTTCCAGATGTCTACAGATTCTGAATTTGAAATGCTTTATGGAAATCTTAAAGCACAGGAAACTATTAAGTTTTGGTCAACGTCTTTTCTTCGTGGTACAACTCTTAATGATGCAATTGTGATTGTAGATGAATTTCAAAATGCAAATTTTCATGAACTTGATTCTATTATCACTCGCGTTGGAGAAAATACAAAAATATGTTTCTGCGGAGATGCTTCACAATCAGATTTACAAAAAACAAATGAAAGAAATGGCATTGTAGATTTTATGACTATCTTGCGAAAAATGCCATCTTTTGATATAATTGAATTTGGAGTTGATGACATTGTTCGTTCAGGTCTTGTTAAGGAATACATTATTGCAAAAATGGATGCAGGATTTTAATGTTTAATCATATTGATTTGAATCTCCCTCAACTTGAGAGAGAAACTATAGATGGTGTTCGATATTATAAAGTTCCTGATGATAATGAACTTCTTAAATTAGTTTCTATTACATCAGTAACTAGTCATAAAAATCGCCAGTTTTTTGCAAACTGGCGTAAAAAAGTCGGAGAAGAACAAGCAGATAAAATTACAAGACAGGCAACCAGTCGTGGTACTGATATGCATCTTCTTGTTGAGCATCATCTTAAAAATGAAAATCTTCCTGAGGTTCAACCAATATCAAATTTGTTATTTAATATTGCGAGGACAGATCTTAAACGTATAAATAATATTCATGCTCTTGAAGGTTCACTTTACAGTAAGCACTTAGGTATTGCTGGAACCGTAGATTGTATTGCGGAGTTTGATGGCGAATTAGCAATAATCGATTTTAAAACTTCTAAAAAACCAAAACCACGTGCGTGGATTGAACATTATTTTGTTCAATGTATGGCATACGGATGTATGTTATATGAAATGACAGAAATACCTGTCAAAAAACTTGTAATCATTATGGCTTGCGAAAATGGAGAATGCGTCGTCTATGAAGAATATGACAAATCAAAGTACATCAAACTACTCACCCAATACATT